TTTTCATAATCAACAATTAATAAATCAATTGATATTGTATTTGTTTTATATTTATTTATAAATTCATTTATTTTTTTAGAAACTATTATCATTGCTTTCTTTTTTTCTTCAATTTTTTTAATTTCTTCTAATATTAGAGGTTTATATTTTGGATTTCCTGGATCATAATATTCTAAAATTTGATTCACATTTTTTATATAAAAATTTATTAATTCAGTATTATTTATAAAATGAAAAATATTATATTTTGAAGGTTTTACCATTGTTATTTCTGGATTTTCTAACATTTTATCTTTATTTAATGAATTATGCTTATGAGAAAATACTAATATAGTTTTTAATGTATCTAATTGTACAAATGGAATAGTATAATTTTGTAAAAAATTCTTTTCTTCTGCTATCAATGCCTCATTATCATATGATGAAACTAACAACGTTTCTTTTTTAAATGCGAATGTAGCTGCAGTAGCATGATTAGGTCCATATGGTCCAAATTGCATTATAGATTTAATCGAATCAAAATATATATGCATTTCACTAGATCCAGCAACTAAAGCATTTGGATTTGACATTAATGTTTCTACAGCATGAGATACACGTTCAGGAGGATAATAATCATCATCATCCATATAAACAATTATATCTCCTGAACATTTTGAATGCATTAAATTTCTTTTTTTCCCTAAACTCATGTGTTCTGGAAAATAAAAATATTTTACTTGGGGAATATCTTCAAATAACTCACCAACAGGATCAAAACCATCATCTATAACTATCCATTCCATTTTTTCTTTTGGATATGTTTGATGTTCAAAACATTTTTTTATATATGGAATAAATGGGCGTCTATTGAATGTTGGAGTACATACACTCACAAATGGCAATTCTTTGTCATTCAAAACTAAAAGTTTTTGAGATGTTAATGATTCATCAATCAATATAGTTGTCATTCGTTTATTATTTAATTTATATTTTTTTATATATTTAAATGTATTATTTTTATTCTTAAATTTATATTTTTTATTCTTAAATTTATATTTTTTATTTTTAAATTTATTTTTTATTCTTAAATTTATATTTTATTCTTAAATTTATTTTTTCTTGTTTTAAAGTTTTGATTAAATTTTTTGTCAAATATATTAGTTTTTTTTGTTTTATTTTTTTTGTTGAATATTTTTTTAGTTTCATTTATTTTATTATTTCTTTCATTATATCTTCCATTATATCTTAAAAAATATGTTTCATATTCTTTGCTATTTTTTTTTATTTTTTTATATTTTTCATTTTTTTCTGAAAAAATTTCTTTTAATGTTTTTTGATGTCCATAACAATTTATACTAAATCTTTTCAATACACCTTTTTGTGCCAATCGATTTTTTGCTTGAACTTCAAATAAATATTTTGACATACATAATATTCTATTTTTATCATAATATTCAGAATCTACATATAAAAATGCTAAATAAAAACTTAACATTGTATCAATTGTCGCAATTTTTAATGTTGTTTTTCCACTTTTTATTGTATTATAACTATGACAAGCTATGGGATTATAAATAAACGCTATTGTATTTTTTCCAATTTTAATCTCAAAATGTTCTGGTATTATTTCACCTATTTTATTGTGTTTTATAATAATAGAATTATGAATATTATCATCCTCCAATTTTTTTTTAATTTTATTAGTAAGTTCTAGAGGATTTTCAGATAAAACATCAAAATCTGGTTTATCTTCAAATTCTTTACTTAATTTATGTGACATATATTTAGAATATTTTGAAAGAGCATATGAACCAAAAAATATGACTTTTTCATCAATAAATATTTTTTTTAATATGTTATAAATTTTTGTTTCTTCATTTTTTTTCATTTTCACATTTCTTTGAAAATTTACATTCTTACAATTTCTTGCTTTTAATGGATAATGTTTATTAAGCAATATCAATCTTTTTAAAATTTTTTCCCATCTAGAAACATCACCAAAAGGTCTTGATAATTCTAAATACATAGACATTCTCAATAAATTTGGAGGAGAATGTAACATTTCATCAACTTCAATTGAATCTTTTTTAATAGAATTAAATAAAAGTTTTGGAACTTGAGTAATATCAGCTATAGGAATAAAATTAACATAAACTTTATATGTGCCTTCATGCATTGCTGATTTAGCTTCACATTCTTTAAATCCATTAAAAATATATAAATCAACTAATTCTTTAGCATCATTAATAGCATTATAACTATACATATCATAATCAGGAAATACATATCTTTTATCATAAAATTGTTCTTTTTTGGGTAAAAGATTATTTATAGCAGTTCCTCCATATAAAATTAATTTTTTTCTTTTTATAAAATTTTCTAATATGTCAAATATTATTTTTATTTCTGGACTTTTTAATTCTTCTTGATTTGTTTTAAATTGAGCATTATCAACTGATTGACGTAAAATAACTAATTCACATTCATTAAAAGTTAAACCTTTACATATATTTTTTGTTGACATGAATATATAATATGTATTTAAAATTTATATTTCAAAACTATAAAAATCTGAAGATATGTCTTTCGTAGCATATGATAATTCTGGATTTTGTGCTGGAGGAGCAGGCAATAAAATATCTTTTTGTCTTAATCTTTCTGGTTTTAATACGAATGCGAATCCTTTGATATCAAAAAACATATTATTTTCTTTTATAAAATCGTCATATAATTGATATCGCATTGCTAACATTTGACATCCCATTTCTTTCATTACTATACCACTTGGATTTTCAGGATTATTTCCTTTGTCAGGCATTCCAATTGTCATTCCTAATTTATTAGCTTCAATTAATTCATTCATATCTGGAGTATACTTTATGTCATAATAATGTAATGCTCTCATAAAAACTGAATTACTAGTCATATTTACATATTCGTAAAATTCTTGTGTATCCATATATGCTGGATTACTTTTATCAACTATAATTGAAATTTTACTTTTTAAATCAACCAAAGGGGTATTTCCAAAATTTGTTCCTTGACATTCATAACTATATTTTTTATCAAGCAATCTTTTTTCAGAATATTTTTCAAAAATTTTTGCGAAATTTTTATACATGGCATTATTATCACTTTTAATTCTAAAATGAAAAATTACTGGATCAGTTGGATTAGGACATGTGCTATTATTGAAAGCATATTCATCTACTATTTTAATTGCTTCTGAAAATTTAACAAAATTAAATGTTCCTTTATTATAGTAATTATTACTATCATCTGTGGTTGTTGATATTACAGGCTCATCATCAATTGAAAATATTTCAAAATCAAATCCACGAACCCCTTGTTTTATTAAATCTTTTAATATACATGTATCAACATAACTATTTGAATAATTTCCTCCACTACAACAATTATAAGCAGTTTTAATATAATAATCTTTTAATCTATGTTTGTAGTCTTCCAAATCATAATTGACACTTCTAATTTTTCCATTTAAATCTCCATATAGAGCATCCATATTATTACACAATCTTTTTTGTAATGTATAATAATAAGCAAATAATCCAAGACCAATACATAAAATTAATATAGATAAATAAATCATTATTGTTACAGCAGTTTTATCATTAATATTAGTTACATTTGTCATATTCATTATATTATAATAATATAAAATATAAAATATAAAATATAAAAAAGTATTTTAAATTAAATTATAAATATATAATTAATATAATGCCTGGAGGTCTTTTAAATTTAGTTTCTACTGGACAACAAAATATATTATTGAATGGAAATCCAAGTAAATCCTTTTTTAAATCTACTTATCGTAAATATACAAATTTTGGATTACAAAAATTTAGAGTAGATTTTGAAGGTGCCAAATCATTACGTCTCAGTGAAGAATCTACTTTTACATTTAAAATACCAAGATATGCGGACTTATTGATGGATTGTTATTTGTCAGTTAATTTACCAAATATTTGGAGTCCAATATTGCCACCACAACAAATTACTGACACAACTATTTCTCAAAATCTTGGAAATGTTGAAAAATGGGCACCTTATGATTTTAAATGGATTGAACATATTGGAGCCAAATTGATAACCAAAATTAGTATAACATGTGGAAATTATACATTACAAGAATATTCGGGAGATTATTTATTATCATCTGTTCAACGTGATTTTAATGGAACAAAACGTTTGTTATTTGATGCCATGATAGGACATACACCAGAAATTATAAATCCAGCAAATGCTGATGGTCGTGTTAATGCTTATCCGAGTGCTTATTATAATGAAGACCCTGTAGGATCTGAACCTTCTATTAGAGGAAGAATTTTATACATTCCTTTAAATAACTGGTTTGGATTAAGGTCTCAAATGGCTTTTCCATTGATTTCTTTACAATACAATGAATTACATATAACTATTACTTGTCGTCCAATTAATCAATTATTTGTTATACGTGATGTTATGGATGAAACAAATAATTATCCTTATGTAGCTCCAAATTTTAATCAATGGTATATGCAATTTTACAGATTTTTACAACCTCCACCTGATATTGAAATAGGAATTAATTCATACACTGACAAACGTGAACTATGGAACACAGATATACATTTAAATTGTACTTATTGTTTTTTATCTAATGAAGAAGAAAAATTGTTTGCTACTTCAGAACAAAAATATTTGATAAAACAAGTTAAAGAAAATATTTTTCATAATGTCACTGGTCCTAATAAAATAGAATTAGATTCTGTCGGATTAGTTGCTGATTGGTTATTTTATTTTCAAAGAAGTGATGCTAATTTAAGAAATGAATGGTCTAATTATACTAATTGGCCTTATAATTATTTACCTGTTAATGTAGTGGTGGCTCCAACATCTGGCGATTTTTTAGTTTATCGTAATAGTTCTACAGGAACATTAGTAGAAACATACATTGGTCCTGGCGTGAATCCTGATGGAAATTTAACTGGATATTTTATCAATCAATTGTATAATCCACAAAATGATAAAATGATTTTGTTAGCACTAGGAATATTATTTGATGGTGCTTATAGAGAAAATATTCAACCTGCTGGTGTTTATAATTTTATTGAGAAATATGTTAGAACAAGTGGATATGCTCCTGCTGGATTATATTGTTATAATTTTTGTTTAGATACAGATAATTCTATTTTACAACCATCTGGTGCTATAAATATGAGCAGATTTTCACAAATTGAATTAGAATTTACAACAATTATTCCTCCTTTAGATCCATTAGCTCAAAGTTTAACTATATGTGACCCTGAAACAGGTCTTATAATTGGTGTTAATAAACCTACATGGAGAATATACGATTATAATTTTGATTTACATTTATTTGAAGAAAGAATTAATGTTGTTTATTTTCTTGGAGGAAATGTTGGAATGGTTTATGCTACATAGTAATATTAAATACAATTATACCAACACTAAAAATAAAAAATTCAATACATTAAATAATATAATTTCTTTTTATATTATTTTTTAAATATATATTATTTTTTATAAAAATTGATTTTTATTTTATTTTATATTATTTTCAATATAACATAAAATAACTTACATGTCTCTATTCATTGAAAAATATCAACCAACAACTATTTCTCAAATTATCGGAAATAAAAAAATATTACCAGACATTTTTAAATGGATTCAATGTCCCACCACGAAATTATGTTTAATTGATGGACCAACTGGAATAGGAAAATCATTATGTATTAAATTAATATGTAATGAATTAAATATTCAATCTTACTATGTTGACAATTTAAATGAAAATGTTGATATAAATATTTTAAAATCATTAAATCGAATTAATCCAATGACAAATAAAAAAAATTATATTATTATTGAAGAAATTGATACAATTACTAATTTAGTTCTCGATGAAATTGTTAAAGATATCAATAATATTCATGTTCCAATTATTTGTATTAGCAATACAAATTATATTCCATCTATAAAACCAATATCAGATAAAATTACAAATTT